ACTGTATTGCGTAGTTGCTTTGGTTTGGTACAGGAGATAATCCAAATTTTTTATCTTGTGTGTGGTATACATAGTCAGGTACACCTAAAGAATCTTTAGAGTTAGTTAAATCTCTTTCTAAAAAACTTTTGTTCCAGTTATCATAAGTCATATACCTTAATTTTTTTACAGGTATATCTTCAGAGATTCTTATATAATCTACATCCATGTTTGTTGCTGTAGATGTATTGTTCACTGTAACAAATGTAGTTTGTGCTGTTGCTGTAAATGTTGTATCTAACACATTGCCAGCACCAAAGTCAGATACAGTTAGTGTTGTATTTAGATTAGTAGTATCTTCAGCTGATGTACCTACTTGCACTTTTAATGCTTGGCCCGTGCTATTTGAATCAAAAACTCTTACTTGTATTCTGTATGTTGTATTTTTTACTGTAGAAAATGATTGGTAAGCAGCGTAATCGTTAAGTCTTAATCTACCGTTTCCACCCGAGTTATACGCAGCACTTCCAGCACCTGCTATTGTTGTCCAGCTGGATATGTCAGAAGTAAACTCACCGTTTGTTAATAGTTCATTTGGTACAAGTCTAAATGTATCCCAATCTATTTTTCTGTATGCAAGATCACCACTTTGGGGTGAAGCTGAAGATGGCAAAGCATAAGTCCGTTGTCCAGCATTTGTAACTTGATATGTAGATTTATACAGATCAGGTATTTCTGATAAAGAATTATACACTTCATGCATAGCTTTTAACACAAATTTCTTTACAGCAGTCTGTACTCCCCTGCTATTAGAAAAGCTAGAAGACGTTAATTCTGCTTCGTTTAATTCGTTTAGTACGTTATTTACTAATACTAGATATGTTGTTGCCATTATCGTTTCCGTTGTCTAATTTTTGTAATATTAAATTTAAACTTTGTTCAATGGATTTCATACGAACTTCCATGTCTTCTATTTTATCTACATCACTACTAGGCATATTTGATGGTAATGTTACAATTTTTTGTGTTGATCGTTTATTCCAAACTGTCATAGTCTATCCTTATAGTAGGCAGGGGAGCCTATAACCCCCCTACCCAATGGTTATATTTTAGTTGTGGTCAGTTTCATCCATACCAGAAATGTCACACATTACAGCCCAAGCTCTAACTTTGCCTGCATCGTCTTGTGCTCCCAGAACTTTAACGTCAAGTGTATCTGCAGAACCGTAAACAGTTCCTGAATTAGATACATTTTCCACTAAGCCTGCAAATCCAGTTGAAGTAGAATCGTAACCGTCTACATAACTATCAACATCTCCTCCGTCACCTACGTCTAGTGTAACACCACTAGCAGAAGCAGTTAATACTTCTATACCAGCATTGATAACTAAAGTTTCAGCAGGAATATCAATCATTTGTACGATATCATTTGCTGCAGGATCGAAAGATGAATAGTCAACTGTATTTTCAACTAAATAAGGTGTCCTTCCATTAGAAGGATGACCTGTTGTGCCACCGGCACCGGTTTTATCATGTGTTGCCATGATTACTTACTCCCTCTAAATTAAGAATCCAGATCCATAAGGCCTTTGAATACACCTTTGAATCCAGTTGTTGATTCACCACGAAGTACTTTTCTTCCAAATACGTGTAGACCACGAACTATGTCAGAAAAACTATCTGGATCACGAATCACTTCTGTTTTAGCAATGTGTGAAGCAGTTGCTACTCCAGACATATGTCCATACAGAATTGCTGTTTGTCCAGAAGTACTTGAAGACCCAAATGTATGTGTTGCAGCTGTACCAGTTGAACCTACTGCAATAGCATTTGATTGATATAAATCAAAGCCATGTAGTGGTCTATCTGTTACTCTACCATTTAATAATGGTGAGCCACCAGAACCGATTACAGATGCATCCATAATTTTAGAGCCAGCTTGTCTTAACACCTCGTAAAACTGAGGTGGAGCTACAAGCCAACGATTTTCTTCAGGTACATCGTTTTTGTCTAACTCAGCTGCTGCTTGAGCTACAAGATTTGCTACTTCATCACCAGTGTTAGCTGATGTTGCTTGAGTACCAAGAGTTCCTGTAGATGCAATAGCATTGTCATACATATTTTTAAGTACGTTGTAGTCGTAAGCTTTCTTCAAGGTATAAGCACCTGAAGAAGTTGCAAGAGCTTCCCAATTCACATGAGACTGCCTTTCCTCGATGTCATCCACTTTAAATGCAAAATAATTGCCTTGATCAATTGTTAATTGAATTTGATCATCAGCAAGTGTTTGTGTATTTACAGTTTGGCCACGAGCATAGGAAGCAACAGTAATTGATGGCTCTTTAAGAATGTTTACAGTATCACCAAAATTCTCAATTTCTCCAGTGTAGTCTGTGTTAGTAATTGCTTCTACCACAGATGCTCTACGGAAATATTTAAGAACTTTCTGACTGTATATAGCAGGTGCCCAATTTCCAGAAGGTAAATTCTGATAACCGGCTGCCAATCCCATTGTTGCCATATTAATTGTCCTCTATTTATTCGTTAATAACACGACCAGACTTCATAGCCTGATCAATCTCTGATTCATACTTCTCAAACTCCCATGGTTTAAGTCGTTGAATCTCAGAAATCTTCCAAACCTTATCACCCTGCCCAACATTTACATCTCGGCTAGTAGCCTTAGTAACTGCTTTGGCAGCATCTTTAGATTTAGTAGGTTTCCGTTTCCTGTCTATTCCAACATCCACTTTGTATAAGTCAACAGTCCTACTTGCCCAAACAGGATCAGTATTGTTTTTAGTAATACCTTCAGAAATGCTTTTGGGCTGTTGCTCAAGCCATGCTAAAAACTCCGGAGAGCTTTTAATATCCTCAAAATCAGGATGTGTGTTTAACAGCTGTTTGTAAGCAGATTGAACCTTTAACTTTTGTTCACGTTCAGAAATACGACCTATTTCAGCCTGTAAATCTTCTACCTGTTTACTTGCCATCTTGTGAGAGATAGTTTCAACTACTTGGTATACGTCAGGATATTTGTCTTTAAACTGATCTAGATCCTCATCTGTCTTTGGTGGAGCATATTGAGTAGCTTGTTTTTCAGCAATTTTACTTTGTGCTTCTAAAACTTCTTTCTCCTGCTTCCATTCAGACAGTTTCTTATCATAGTACGTTTTAAGATCGTCATATCTTTTCTTATACTGTATTTCAGTATCCCCACCCATAATACCTTCTTTTGATTCTTTGGTTGAGTCTTGTGAGTCCATAAAACCTTCTACTTCTGGAGTGGCTTCCATCGTGGCCTCGACAGATGTGTCCTTAGTTTCAGTTACTTCCTCTTCGGCTGTGAGTACTCTATCTTTACCCTTGAACATATTTACTCTTGGGTCCTCTTCAAGCACACTAGCCTTGTTGTGCATGTCAGTCTTCTTTTTTGCCATGTTATTATTCCTCCTTTTACAGTGCCTCAGAATTGAGGGTGGCCGTTATTGGCTGATTTATCCAGTGCTAGATGGCAGTCTAGGTGGCTGGAATTTTGTTAGATCTAATCTTTTTGATCTAAAATTTTTCGTATATTCATTCTATATTGAGTACTAGTTTTTGGATTATTTTTATCTCCATGATATGCTTCTAAAAATGTATTAATTCCTGTTACTGTACCTCTATCCATTTTATTATCTATTACAGCATCCCATAAATAATCATAATTTCTATTAGCATTTTGTCCTAAAACTTCTTTTGGTATACCTTGATCTTTTGCATTTTTACGATTACTAGGAGTAAAATATCCATCATTTACATATTCTTTAAATTGATCTTTAGATATTCCTAATGTTTTTAAAGCCTCTTTTCACTAGCAACATTAGTAGCTCTCATTCCCATATTATTTACCCAATAGTTTAAGAACAGTGTTTGTGCAGCTGCTATTTTATTTGCATAATTTTTAAGTTCCCCATCTCCAAAAATACCTCTAGAAGCCATATCTGTTAAAGTAGTGCTTGTAATTTGCCCCGGACCATATGCTGATGATCTTAACCCTTTACTTAATCCTACAAAGGCATATTTAGGCTCTTGATTTTTC